CATTGCGCCGGGAACCTGAAGCAATAAGGATTTTGTGATCGCGCATCCACGCAAACAGTTTGTTTGGACCAATTCCAACAACCTTTGCAAAGTTTCCAATCAAAATTCCGCTGGCCTCGCCAACGCGATCGGCAAACTCAACTTTAGGTGCGGCAATTGCGAGCTGGTTTTCCAGTTGCATTTTCTGCTCAGCAAGGTCAGCAGCAAGGCGCAACGCTTCTGGTAGCGTTTTTGGGATATTAACCGCAGCTTCTTCAAGCTCTCGCCAACGGTCAACAAGGCGAGCCGTGAATTCCGGCGACAACTGGGCAACAACGACAATACTGTCTCGCTTACCTTGTTCGCCCTCGAAGACGTAATGCTCGTACTGAACATTGAACCCTAAGTTATTGATTCTTTCGGAAACCTCAATTTGAGGAAGCCGGATAACACCATTTTTAGCCAGCGTTTCGATGGTACGTTTCACATTGTCATGACGCTTACCAACCAACTCAGCGATTTCAATGCTTGTCATTTTGATGGCATTGCCATTTATTAACTCATTCATCGTCTTCTTCCTCGTACATTGAGCTATTCGGATCGCTCATCAGTTCTGCGCAGCAATCGGAGCACACGTGAACTTCCAGCACATGCAGCTTCTGACCGCAGTTAGCGCACGTTAAAGCCCGCTCGACGCTTTCTTGTTCGTAACTTCGATTTTGGTCAATCACCTTGTATTCCTCGCACGATGTCTTAGCCACCGGATATCCCACAGGTGAGCCGTGTAATTGAAGGTTTTTACGTCAGATTCTTTTGGGATTGGCTTGCGTTTATTTCTGGAGCGTTTCGTTGGAAGGTATTTGCAGTTTTCGCAGATGATATCGGTGAAACTTCGTCGCTGTCGCCTCATGCCGCCCTCCTGACGCCCTGCCCGATCGCCATCAATGCCGCTTTGGATACGGTAGTAAACATCCGTCGAGGACTGATGAACGGTCGCCAAATCAGCAGCATGGAGCCTTTACTGTTTCCCCTCTTCTCCAGCCCTGTCGATGGTTCGATAAAATTAATCCGTCCATCAGTGATAATGCGAACTTCGTCAACACTCTCCAGAGCCTTGCTGAACCATCCGACAGACATATCCTCTGGCACAAGCATCACTACCGTCTGTCGCTGTTGTATGCACTGCTCAGCGGCTTTTTCCACCCACGGCCTGATATTGCTGTACGGTGGGTTATTCCAGATTGCACCGTGGCTTATCCACTCAGAATTGAGTGCGTCGTCGGCCTCAGTTAGCCAGTGAGCGCACAGAGCATTTTTGTCGCTCGCAGCTGAATCCAGCCAGAATCCAAACTCAATATCCAGCGCATCAAAAAGCCAAAGCGGCGTTTGCCAGCAGTCCTTGTCGTGTGCTGGTGTATTTGATTTGATAGTCATGCAGCCCTACCTTTTCGTTGTGACCATTCATACTCTCGCCGGGAGTCATCACTCCACCGCACGTTGCGCTCTGAGCCGAACCAGAACATGATTTCGATAAGCTCAGTCATGCTGGCCTTTCGCATTTTGCTGGTACGCACGCCAAGCATGACAACGCCACCATCGATACCAGGCACACTTCGTTGCTCCAGTTTTTTGGTCTTAAGCCACAGGGCAGTGAACAGGTCTTTCCAGTCCTCCGGCGCAAGTCTCTGTCCATGCCATAGCACCTGACGCGAAACATCGTTCAGCATCGGCCACATACGGTCATTCTGCGCTTTGCTGCGCTTGGGTTCTTTAACGTGGACTTCGTGGGGTGACTTGTCGTCGATGGGTAGTGAGAGAATGGCGTCTATGGCGTTATTTCTGATTGCTTCGTTGCGAAGCAGAAAGGTTTGCTTCATCTCCTGCTCTCCGGTTCCATTTTTCAGCCGCCGCAGCAACTGATGGTGCCCATGCCCCCCTGGCTTCACAGAGGTCACATTCTGCATAGCCCCACACATCAATATTTATTCCGGCCTCAACCCACAGACGAGCATTACCGCCGCAAAACGGACATTCTTTTAGCTTTGGCTGGGTTAATGATAGGTCGCTCATGCTCACTCCTTCACTTTAAATCCAGACTCCGGATAATTCTGTTGCGCTGAAACTCATTGTTGAGTTTGAACAACCGTCGAAGAACACGGTCACGCGGATAGCGTCGTGCGGCAGGTGAATGCTCATACAACTCATCAAGCGGCAAACTGGACGATGAACGATACCGATACCAACGCACCAACTCTTCACGAAAATTAGCCCTGGCAAGCTCAGCTATCGTACTCATTTCTTAAAACCTCCTCAAACGCATTCTGACGCATTTTTCATTCTCGCTGCATTGGCATGCCTTGCACGCGTTTACCTCGCTACAGAGCGATTGTGATGCCTTAAAAGCGATTTATTGAAGTGATATTTGCTTAATCGAAATTCTTTTCTTTGATTCCTGCGACCCTGATGGCTTTCATTACTGCAATTACCGTTTTGTCACGCCCATCCTCATAACCCATCGCATAAGCACCTTCTTCACCATCTTTCCAAAAGTCGTCATTCGATTCGGGCCAGTCGATATCCAGTTCAATAGCTGCTCGCGATGCCTGCCATAAAGTCCACCACTCATTTAAGGAGTGACGAATATCCATGCTTGAAAATGCGAAGTACCTATCACCATTTCTTGCCTCGGTTATCATCTCGAATGGTAATTTCAATTTTTTGGCAACGTATTCCTCAAACTGCTTTCTTGATTCGTCCATCGATACTTACCCTCAGTTCAACTCACAAAACGCCACGCCATTTTTGCTACAGCGACAGGCGCAACACCGATAATCACCCACAGGAGAATGCTACCGAAAATCACACCCACCAGGTCTTTACCTTCGCCTACCAACCGGACAAAACTGCTGGCAACCACAATGAACGTCGCCACCATCCACATAGCACCGAGAATCCTCAATGCAGAGAAAATTAACTCAGCCACGATTTACTCTCCCCAAAATAAAAAGGCCTGCGATTACCAGCAGACCTGTTACAAGCTCAGTGATGTAGATGGTCATCAGAATCCTCCTTTCTTCTTGGACTGCGGTTCCTCGCGTTCACGGCGGCGCATTTCAGCAGACTGTTGGTCTGTGTCATAAATAGCGCCATTTGCCTGAATGCAATACACCGTGCCGGTATTGCCATGACGATTGAGACGAAGGATTAGTTCGGTTTCACCAGGTGGAACACTGTCATCAAAAGCACCTTCACGATGGATCCCCACCCAATAATCGCAATCCTGTTCAATCTGCCCTGTATCGCGCGAGTCACTTGGTAATGGGCGTTTATTGGTTCGGCTTTCCAGTGCGCGGTTAAGCTGTGTCAGAAGCACAACAACGCAATCAAGCTCTTTGGCAAGGTTCTTCAGTCCTTTGGTGATCATGCCGTAAGCAAGGTCGTTGCGATCGGCCTTTTCAGCGGTCATTAGTGTCAGGTAATCGACCAGAATCATGCCAACACATCCTTTTTCTCGCTTGATTCGACGGCTTTCGCTGACGATTTGAGCCAGAGATAATCCCGGCGTGTCGTCGATGTAAAGCAGGTCGATTTCACTCAAGCGATTGGCTGTTTCGATCGCCCTGTTGAAGTCACCATCGTAATCACCCTGATAGCCGTCATCAGCGTCATTTGTCGCCGGAATGTAAAAAATATTCGGGTTAACACCTGACTTCTGTCCTACCAGCTTTTCCAGTATCTGGTCGCCTGGCATTTCAAGACTGAACATCAGAGCGGGCTTTTTCTCATGCACTGCGCAGTTGATTGCCATCTGGCTGTATAGCGTCGTTTTCCCCATCTTAGGGCGAGCGCCAATGACGAACAGAGAGCCTTTCACCAGACCTTTCGGTGACAGCATCCTGTCCAGAGATGGGATCCCTGTGCTCATTCCTCGTTGTTCGCCTGACGGGTCAAATCGCTTCTCAAGGTCGCTAACCCAGTCTTCCATGACCTCACCAAATGAGCGAAGGCCGCGACGCGATCCGGTTTTTGCATGGTCTGTCAGTTGCGTGAAAATCGCCTGAATAGCTTCGTACTTCTGCGTCGCAGTCATTCCGTTGCGGGAATAGAGCAATTCCGTCGCTTCAGTCATGCGGTTGATGGCGTAGCGTTCCATTGCGGTTTCACGAACCTGCATTGCATAGGCAACGATGTTTGCTGCGCTTGGCGTGTTCTTTGCGATCTCAGCGATATAAGCAAAACCGCCAACAGACGCCGTTAACGATTTGCGCTCCAGTTCATCGAAAAGCGTCAGCCCATCTACTGGCTTTTGCTCCCGGTGCATTCTGGTTATTTCTTCGAAAAGGATTTTGTGTGGTCGGCTGTAAAATGAATCAGGCTTCAGCATCGCCAGAACTTTCCGGACGCGCTCACTGCTGTCATCATCCAGAAGCAATCCACCAATCACCGCCTGCTCTGCCTCGATGCTATGGGGCGGCGCATAAAAATTATCGGTCATCGTGTTCACCCTCACGAACTTTCAGGTAGGTATTGTCGTTAAGCAGGAAATCAAATCCCTTTTTGTGCCAGACGGTTCCGCGTTGATGGTTTGGGCGTTCTTCGAACATCCATCGGCAATTTTCGCCTACGTAGATCAAATAATTTCTCCAGTCCTGCATCGTGAACCCATGCCCGTCAAGCTGGCGGGTTATCACTCCGGCTTTGCGCCAGAACGTTCGGATCTGGTTTTTACGCTTGTCATTCAGTGCGCGGATTTTTGGCGCTTCAGGAAGGATTTCGTGGTAAGCATCGACAACATCCTGACAGCTAACGGAAGTTTTTTTCTTGTCAGACTTTTTGTCTGCTGTGGCACTCTCTAATACGTCAGTATTAGAGATAATATTATTATATTCTTTATCTGTGGTAATTTGCTGGTAATCTGCTGGTACAGTATTGCTTACAGGCATTGGTATTGCTGGCTTTGAGGTGGTAATTTGCTGGTAATCTGCTGGTACAAAATTTGACTGATAATCGTCATATTTCTCTACCGAGAAAACTGAGAATTTACCGTGTGAAACCCAGTCAATCATGCCGAGTTTTTTGAACTTTCTAAGCAGGTACTGAACGCGATCTGGTTTGAGTCCTGTTTCAAACGCCAGAGAGTTTCTACCGCCAAGTAGCTTCCCTCTGCCTACCAGAATTTCTCCTGCGTCAGTCATTACATACTCAGGCGTATGCTTTGCTTTGAGGATTAAGTGAACCCACAGATGCGCTGCTTCTGCGTCCTTGTAAAACGGCACATCCATAATTTTACGGTGCAGCAAGGCATACCCCTTACCGCTGCTTTGATGCGGTTGTTGTAGCCTTCTGGCCTCTCTGGCTTCGGCTAGATTAGATATGTTACTCATGACCTTTCTCCTTCTGCATCAGCTTCACTTTTTCCAACTCAGCCCGGAATCGACCAGGCTGCTTGAAGCTGGACAGGAAGCGATCACGTAGTATGTGTTTGTGAATTTTGTCCTGGTAAGGACTGAGTTGTTTTGTCATAATTACTCCTGTGGATTGATCCAGTAATTCCCTCAGAATTCCATCTGGATTTGTTCAGAACGCTCGGTTGCCGCCGGGCGTTTTTTATTGGTGAGAATCGAAGCAACTTGTCGTGCCAATCGAGCCATATCGTCGTCAACGACGCCCCATTCAAGAACAGCAAGCAGCATTGAGAACTTTGGAATCCAGTCCCTCTTCCACCTGCTGATCTGCGACTTATCAACTCCAACAGCTTCCGCTGTCTTCTCAGTTCCAAGCATTGCGATTTTGTTAAGCAACGCACTCTCGATTCTTAGAGCCTCGTTGCGTTTGTTTGCACGAACCATATGTAAGTATTTCCTTAACAAATAAGAAGTTATGCGCATCAACTTATGCGCGTTGTATTCCCGCATTTCGGCGGGAATGAGGACCATGACTGTTAAAGAGCGGTGTTACTTATGCTGCCTGATTCGGTTTTGGAAACAGGTGTGGCAAATCGGGGCGAATTTCGTAAGCCTTGATCTGCCCTCCAGTGGCGTTAACGATGGCGGTAACTTTCTCTGGAGAGACCAATCCGCCTTTCAGCCATTTGTGTACTGCTGGCTGCGTTACACCACACTTGTCGGCAAGGCGCTTTTGGCTACCGACAATTTTCAAGGCTCGTTGAATTACTAAATTCATGAGCATACCTCTTGTGGTCATTAATTATAACCAAAGATAACTCAAGTTATAAAAAATAGCAATAACCTTTGTTATTTTACTTTGGATAACCGTAGTTATAGATTTGTGGGTATGAAAACATTCGCAGAAAGACTAAATGCAGCCATGAGCTCAGCTGGGGTATCACAATCACAGCTTGCTGACATGGTTGGAATATCTCAGCCAGCCATACAGAAGATGTCGTCCGGTAAAACAAACGGATCTCGCAAGATGGTTGAATTAGCCAATGCTTTAAAAGTGCGCCCTGAATGGCTTAGTTCTGGTATTGGTGAAATGAGGGATGGTGCACATGAAGAACCATCCAATATCCGTGAGTCATCTTTAAAAGCTGTGGTATGGGAAGACATTAAAAGAAACGATGACGAGTTTGTTGCGTTGCCTCTTCTTAACGTTTCGCTTTCAGCTGGAAGCGGTAGCTGCGAGCTAGAGGAATCATCGGAGTTCTCTTTGGTTTTCAGAAAGCACTATCTAAAAAAGATGGGGGTATCTGAAAGATCAGCCAAGCTAGTTAGGGTTGTAGGGCAAAGCATGGAACCAACGCTTCACGATGGCGATGTTGTTGGTGTTAACACGCAAGATACCACAATCAGAGATGGTAAAACCTACGCTATTTGCCAGTCTGATTTGTTACGAGTAAAAACATTAATCGCCACCCCCACGTCGGTGATAATCAGATCAATAAATCGCGAAGAGTACCCGGATGAAGTAATGGATAGAGATGAATTTCATGAAACCGTAAGGATTATTGGCAGAGTATTCTGGTCGTCTCATAGTTGGTAACCAGTGGCCTGAAGAGACGTTTGGGTGATGTGATAGAGATCATTATTCAATTCGATTGAGAAAAATCATCATAAGGTTTATATCCATTTATTAGATTTTATGTGTATAAATAGTTAAAAATGCACGA